TGGCGTTTGCGATACCAAGACCGTCGTCATGATGCCGAGCGCCAGATAGATGCAGACGATCCAGAGCAAGATTTGCATCAACGGCACCTCTCGATTTCATAGCCGTTGGTAGCATGCTTCATGCAGCGGTCATGTTCCTCGCTGCGTTGGGCGACTCCATCGATCATCATACCAAACATCCAGATCGCCCCGATAAACATCGCGGGAAACACAACTCCCCATGCAATTATATTGAGTAGCACGATTACAGCACGCTCTCTCCATGTGGCCCAAGACCAATTCGGCGGATAGTTCTTGTGCTTCTCCCAATCGGCGCGCTCACTCATCAACGCTGCCCCTGCGGCGGCTGCTCAACGGGATGCGGCAATGGTCTAGGGCAGTTGTTGGCTTGGGCGATGCATCCGGAGGTCTGGGCAGCAGCGGGGCTGGCGAGCAATAACAAGAAGACTAGAATGCGTGTCATCGCTGTATTTCCTTTTTCACGTCCTGCCAAATATAGGTTGAGCCGTCTTCGCGCCTGCATTCATAAGTTGGCGGTGGAATTGGGCATGCCATTGGTGACATTGGAGTACAAAATATTTTCCCATCAATGGGAAGGCTATTGCAATGAGGCGCTGCTGCGCAACCAATGGCATTCATAGTCGTAACAATGATGAAGGTGCAAATATCAGCCACTTGATTAACCTTCATCACTGTTCGATGGCGGCACATACGGCGGCATAACGGCTTGAAGTTCGTTCAGTCTCTTGATGGCCGATCCAGTATCAATGCGATATGGATTTTCAAGGCCATTGACAAGCTCTTGGGCGGCGCTCCGCATCAGCTTGAAAACTTCATCTCGCGTCAGGTCTATGGACACGTCCCGAACCTCCAATTTCCTGTAGGATGGCAATTGTGCCAACGCAGTGGCATAATCGAACAGCTTGGCGAAATCAGTCAACCTTTGGACATCGCCAGCGACAATGGGATTTGGTAAACAATTTTGCGGTTGGAACATAATAGACAGCCGATCGGCGTAGAGCTTCATGAATGACCAAATTTCGCGCTGGCTGACCGATACCTGCATTTACGTCAGATCAACATAGCGAGCGGCCACGAATCCGGTGTCAATCTGGTACCACTCTCCAGTCTGGCCTTGGATAGTGATAACTTTGCCTTTTGGGAGGGTGCCGAGAGATTTCGAAGCGGCACTGGCGGCTGATCGGACGTTGAGGCCGCTGGTGTTGACGGTGCCGATACGGGAATGGGTAAGCGACGGTGACGGTGCCGACATTGGGCCGTGAGGCAAATTCATCAATGCGGCCACGTCGGCGCGAAATTTCATCATATCAAAGCTGGGGTCGTCCTTACGGCCCTTTGGAAGGGCAAATTCTTTGTGTCCCGCACACATGATTGGCTTTGCGCCAATGTGCTTCAGGATGGCCGCACAGCCCCGCCGGTAGGCATCCATGATAGCATCGGACCATGGCTCGGCTCGCGGTCCTGTGGTCTCTCCGGTGTTCTCAGCCTCAATACCGATGAAATGAGCGTTGCCATCCGTAATGCCCTGCCACATGCCGCGTCCCGCATGCCAGCATTTACCAGCGGCAACGATATGGAATATTCCGGTTCGGCCTAAGGCAAGTTGGGCGAGCGGGCCGCCAAGATCGGGGCGCCCATCGACGATAACGCTCAAATCGGCCATTTCGCCATGCAAGGGTCCGCAGGTATGATGGCACAGAATGCCCAAGACCTCGCCTTCATCGCCATGGCCTCTGTTTTGCCAGCCCGGCACCTCGAAAACCTGCAATCCAGCATCTCGCAATACCTTCGGCAACCAAAGCAACGAGAATGTCATGCCAAAATCTCCCTATCCGGTTGTGCTATAGCATGATTTGCAACCTATGCATATCGGGTCTAAACGCCAAATCATGATGATTGTCTATCTCGTCTCGGTTTGGCTATTGGTTGACTACCCCTTTGGGCTGATTTTGTTCATCGTTGGCGCCTGCGGGCATTGGGCCTTGAAGGGGCTGCAGCGGCCCGAGATTTGGCCCAGTGTACGGAATACGAGGCACAGCCTTATTCTGCCCAGCCAGAGCCATCCTGTTAGCGATAGAGCGAAGCCCATCAGCGATCTTCTGGTTCTTTTGCGCTATCCGAAGTCCCTGCGCTAGTCTGTTCGGGTCGTCGGATGTGAGGAGTTCGGCGACGAGTCGGGCCGTCCGTGAATCGACCTTTCCAATCAGCTTACGAGCGCCAGACGCCATCTCAGTACCGATTGCCTTACGAGCACCGGCAGCGCCGGCAAATCCGGCGGCCATATGCGTGGGGTCCCAACCCGACAGATAGCCCTCTAGCGTCCCTCCTGCTAAACCAGCCTCAATAAGTTGCCTTGCCGTGGTGGAATTACCCATGGCCTTTCTGGCCCCATCCATGATGGTTTCCAGCGTCATCCGGGCCTCCATCTTTTGAACGCCGGCTGGGCCAAATACAGCCAAGGCCCGCGCGCGTTCATTCGGAGAATTGAACATCGCCTTGGTGATATCCCGACTATCGGAAATATTTCCAATCACGCGGCCCGCCCAATCCGAAGCGTATCCCTCCCGGAACAAGTCTTTTTCATCGGGCTTCATTTTGGTCATGACATCGCGGATGGACTTGGGATCGACCTTTTTCCCTGCTAGTTTTTGCCCCGCTTCAAGCGCGTTGCTTTCACCGAAATATTGAGATGCAATGCCTCTGGCATCGCCATATGACGGCACGGCCTTGTCCAGTTCGGTGCGGAGAACCTTGGACATATTCGCGGCTACATCGCCCCTCGGATCACCGGAACGCTTTGCCATGGTGGCGATGCCATCCAACTCCTTCTTGACTGAATCCCAATATTGCAGATTGGGATAGGTCGGTACGCCATTTGGCTTCGTTTTGGTGAACTTCAACATGCCGTTTTCAACGGTCACACCGGGATTGAAAGCACCATATCCCTCTGTAATCGCCCGGTCCTTACCACTAGTGACGGCAGCTTTCATGGCACCCTCAAACATCGGGCTTCCCATCAACCGTTCGATCGCAGGTGATACAATTTCTCTATCACCCTCACGGTATGCTTGTTTATAGGCCGGTACCCGTGCGCGATCGTACTCGGCGACGAGTTCATCTCCGGTTTTATGTGCATTGGCCCCACCGGCCACAAGATTGCGTACTTCATCCCCTACACGTTCGGTTTGCCCCGCAAATCGATCCTCAATTGTTTTTTCAAGGATGGCGCGGGCTTCTGGGGATGTGTTGGCAGCCGACCTCAACAATGCCTGTGTATTGGTTGAACCAAGATCGGCCAAGGTTACGGGTTCGCCTGCTTGACGTGCTGCTGCCCATTCTTGCGGAGACATGCCCTTGGCTTGGCCGGATGCGATTAAATGTTGATCTGCCTGGATCGCCGCAGACAATCGCCGTGCCGCCTCTCCTTCTGGATCTGCCCAACCACGCACCGCATTAACGCCGGGCTTGACAAATCGATTGTAAACCAGCCCAGCGCCTTCCCCTACAACGGGCGCAACGGCACCGCCGACGACCCCACTCACAATGCCCTGCGCTGATTTTAACGCGCGATCACCAATGTCAGCGCCCTCACCGAGGCCGGACAATCCACCATATTCGCCACCGATGACGGCCGAATCAGCTACCGTTCTGCCGAATTTAGCGGCCTTGCTCGCGGTCTGTGCCGCCCGCGCTGCAAAACCAGCCTCTGGCAATACGGCCATCGCTGGAATTGATCCAGCCAATTCCCCAGCCATGTGCAAATACGGATGTTGTTGCTTGGCTACTTCGCCCGCTTCACGCTCCTCGTCTCGCGCTTTCTCATAAGAGGCCACCGCTTCTGGGTCTTTGCCGGTAATGGCGTTCAGGCCAAGGCGGCCAGCGCCGGCGATAACTCCAGTTGGAATGCCCATGACGTTTCCCGGAGCCCAGCTCGGCTTAGCGGCACTGATACCAGCCAACTCATCATTGAAATTGAACGTAGCGCCAGCCTTTGCGCCTTGCCATGCGGCGCTTAGGCCGCCACGGTCAGGCTCAACCGGCTTTGTGTTGTCCCATGTCGGGAGGTCCTCAACTGTATTATCCCACGTCGGGGAGCCGCCATCGGCCATGGATTCAACGGGGCCACCCGACGCGAAACGGCCACCATCATCGCGGTTAAACGTTCGTCCGCCAGCGGCTCGTTTCTTCGCCTTCGTATGAGCGTCCGGGCGGCGAATGCCAGCCAGCGAATCATACGCGATCAACTTCAGAAATCGCTGCGAAATGCCCTTGTTGCGAGGAGGAAGCTTCATTGTCCAGGTATCGGCTGTTTAGTGGCGGGATCAAAATAGATGGTTTTACCATTCCATTGACGTGGAACGGCCCCAGCGGGAGGAGTGAAAGCAGGGGGTGTGCTAGCCACTGTGCCATCGTCAGGCGCGGCCTTGACTCCGTATTGCTGGCGATAGAACTCGCGCATTTTGGCCGGCGAATGTTTGGCCATTTCAATTTCTTGAAGCATGGTATCGAGCATTCGATTATACGTTGCCGGGTCACCTGCCGTCTTGAGCAATTCGATCGCGTGATGCCGTGACGAATCGGTGGTGACATTGGCACCACGGGCCATCACAGCGGCATATGTGTTTACAATGGCCTGCGTCCGCCCGTACAATTCCGTCTGATCCGGATTGAGGGTCTTGTTGCTGTACCCTTCGATTAGTTGGTTGATCGGCAAGTATGAGGTTCGCGGCAATCGCTCAATCACACCGCGAGCCTGTTTGATGGCGCCTTCTGCCTCAAACGCAGCCGAGCCCATCTTGGCCTCCATCGTTCCCAATGTGCGCTGACCAGCCTTGCGCCCGGCAAACTCGGCAACGCGCGTTCCCATTTCTTCCGGCGTGACCTTCTCTCGGTCCATCGCCTCGCGAATATGTTTTTGCACGGCTTGCCGTGCTGCGCTTGTGATGCCTAGCCCATTGAGCCGGGAGTTATCGCCGGTCTTGACGTAGTATTCGGCGATTGACTTGGCGTCATCTTCGCTGATCGGACCGCCCTTGGTGCCCTTGTCCTGAATTTTATCATCCGCACTCGGCGGTTTTCCGGTCACCGCATCGACGATCTTTCCAGATGTTTGTTCAAGTACCAGGGGATGGTAAGCGCCATCTTTGGTCAAAACCGATCCAGCGGGTGAATATTTCGTTCTGTCTGAATTGACGGCGGCCTGCTTTTCAGTAGCCTGATTATGCCGCGCCGTCTCATTCGTCGTGAACGTGGTGTGAGCCTGTTCGTTGGCGGCCTTCTTGGCTTCAAGAGATAGTTTTTGCGCCTCGGCAGCCACCTTGCGGTCATGCTCTTCGGCTGAACCATAGGCCGCCAAACCAGATTGTCCGCCCTCGCCGATCGCCGTTCCCAAGAACGGA